TTAGCCCTTCTTTTTTGGTTTCACGGCCGCTTTCACCACCGGTACGGAATGGTCGTACAGCTGACGCATGGCCTCGGTCACGTGGCCGCCAGCGCTCTTGTCCTCGCTGTCGGTGATTCCCCGGTGTTTCAGGCCATGGAGCGCGAACCGCTGCTCCTCCTCGATTACGTCCTCCGCAATCGCGCGGCGGACCAGGCGTTGCCAGGCGCTGTCGAGGGCTGATTTCGTGAGCGGGGTGCCGGACTCCGAAACAAGAAGGCGTCGCTGCTCAGGTTTGATCGGTACCGGCCGCCCATGCGCCTGCATCCGTTCGTCCCGGTAGGACTGTAGCCACTTCACGGCCGCACGCAGATCCTTGGTCCACAGCGTCACGTTGTCGCGCGACCCCTTTCGGCGATTGCTGCGAATGCCATCAGTCTGCAGGTTGGCGTCGGTGAGAGTGTTCACCTCAATGCCGCGTAGGCGGACCGCATAGGCCAGCACCATAACTGCAGGGAGATAGGGCGGACAGCTGCCAGCGGTATGCGCCTGGCGGCTCGCGCACGTGCGTGCGAATCGCAGCACCGCGTCGAAAGAATCGTGGTCAGGCATGCGCGCATCGCGCTTCTCACGCACCTTGCGTATGCCGTCGGCAGGGTTCGACGTGCAGTGGCCATGCCGGATTCCCCAAGCGAACAGACGCCGCAGATAGCTGGCCACGCGGTTCGCCGCCGCCGGTGTTGCCGCGATCAGGGGCAGCTTACCTATGGCAGGCCGGCCGGTGGCCATGGTTTCCACCACTCGCTGGAGGACCGGCACCGAAAGATGCTCGATGCGCTGTTGGCCCAGTGGGCGACCATCGCGCAGGAGGTAGCCGCTCGCCTTTGCTGCGCAGTAGTCGTAGCCCTCCTTCGACTTCTTCGACAGGTCGATGTACTCGCTGGACCGCTTGAACACCTCGACCAGGTAGTCGAGGGTTCCACGAATGTTGCCGCCGGCTCGCGCCTCCATGATCGCGTGCAGATCCGAAAGGCGGGCGCGCCGCGAGGCCACCGTTTCCTTCTTCTGTCCGATGCCCTCGGGGTGTGGGTCGAGCACGTACCAACGGCCCTCGCCCCAATACACGCCGCGTGGGAGCGATCCCTGGTCAATGTGACCAGGGATCTCCGGGTTGAACTTCCTTTTTCGACCACGTGTCATCAAACCAGTTCCAGCAGAGTCGTTTCGTGCGGCAACGCCGTTGCTCCGGGCAGACCCAAGGCCGCGTTGATGGCCTCGACGGTGGTCCAGATGCGTCCGCGCCGGTCGTACTTATACAGAATCCCTTGAGCGTCCGCCCACCGTTCCACCGTTGTCGGTGTGGGGGGCGGACCATCAGGGGCGCAGATCCGTTGTAGATCGGTGAAGTGCAGGATCTGCGCCATGCTCAAGCCCTCCCTGCGGCGAACAATTTCATTTGTAACACGTTGCTCGGCAACGGCTCCTCCACCACCGCGGCGGTCGGCTGAAGGCCGTGTTGCTTGTGCCAGTGCGCCCACGCCAGATCGAACGACGGGTGCTTCGCCGTGGTGCTGCAACGGCATTCGATGAGGTGGCCACCGCCCGCTCCCTCGCGGCGTAGATCGTGGATGTACCGCGCCGGGTGGCTATCCGGGCAGGCAGGGAGGGTGCGCGGTGGTTTCTTCTGAACCTGTGTCATGCAGCCTCCATGCCCATGCGAGCAAAAAGTGCCGTCGCGGAGCAGCCGGGCGTCGTGCGGTACGCGTAGAGCGCGGCCGGTTGCATCCTTCGGCTGAAGTAGCCGACGCCGTTGGCGTCTTCCATCCACCATCCGAACGGATCAGCCTGCAGGGCGCAGGCGGCTTCCAACTGAGCAAGCTTGTCAGCGGGCGTCAGGCCCGACACGTACCTGGCGACTACCTCGATATCTCCGCGCTCAGTATCGAATACCTCGCCGATGTAGTTCTCTGCGCCGGACTCGATGAGCCTGCGTGCAAAGGCAGCGCCGGGAGCGGCCTCAGTCAGCGCTGCAGCAACGGCTGCGATGTACGCGCCCTGGCCGTATGGGCTGATGCCCGCCAGGATGCTGCCGGCGGCGTGAGGCAGGCCGGCGCTCTCGAACTCAGCGGCGAGGAACCGGCGGGCAGTGTCGATATCAACCATGGGAATCCTCCCAGCCGGTGAGCGTGAATGAGGCGCCACAGTCGCGGCACTCGTAGTCGCGGGAGGGGCCGTTGTGGTCCGAGTAGTTGCCGTCTTCACGGGTGTAGGTACGCACCGACGCGGGAACGTTCGTGAAGTCGAGGACGCCCGTCTGGCCGCAGTCCGGGCAGTGCCTGCCGGGGTCACGGATCATCCGTTCAAGCATGGGCCACCCCCCGGCGCACGGCCATGGGGGCACGGCGGCGCAGCGGCTGCGGGATCTGGCCCACGGCCAAGCCGCTATGACGGCGCCGAGGCGGGCGCGTCTGCCACATCTTGAGCATGATGGCGCCGGCGGCCGGCAGCAGCACGCACATGGCCAACAGGGCGACGAAATCAGCCATTGGCCACCTCCTGCGCCGCCTGCGCTACGGCAGCGGCCGTTGCCCGCTTACCGGGCAGCATGTTTGCCACCTCGTAGGGGAAGGGCACGCGGCTGGCCAGGTCGGCCAGCTCGGGCGAAATCCAGCTGGTTTCGTCGTTGAAGTCGGTCCCCTTCACCAGCTCCCAGCCCTTCCTGCTGCCCTTGCGGCGCTCGAAGACGCACTGTGCGATCTTGGCCGGCCCCATGTTCAGCATCGCCGTGGCGATCACGCGGTTGTGGGTGACGTGCAGGGTGATGGTTGCGCTGGCTTCGGATTCGCCGCAGTTACCAGCATTCACACGGTTACGCACACCCGTGATAGCCTCCGCTCCGGGTCCGGTGCTGGAACCCAGCGACTTTGCGAGGGTGGTCATGGCTTTGCCTGTCATCTGTTGCATGGTTCTCTCCTGAACTTCGTTGGTGGATGGCCTTGGGGGCGGTGTTGGCGCACTCCCCGCCGGGCCTTTGCCGTTGCTGCGGGTCTTACTTCTGGAACACCCAGCACTTCACGGTTGTGCTGGTCGTTTGGGTGGAACGGATCGCGCTGTTCACGGCGGTATTGGCGCTGATGAACTTGTGGCGCTTCGACTCGACCAGCAGCCGTCGCAGGTCGCCAATGTCGGGCACCTGCTGACCGAAGTAGCCGGCCTTCTGAATGAACTCGTTGAGGTTGATGGCGATACGGCTTTCTTCGCGCGAATGGTTCAGCACGCTGCGCTTGTCGCCACTGGCCTGCATCTCGATGTACTCGAACGCATCCCAGAATTCGGAGACGATGCGGTGATCGGCGCCGATGGCGTCCTGACGTTCGGTGGCCATCTTGACCAGGGCGTCCCGCGTATCACGCACCATGTTCTCGGGCAGGTTCACCACCAGTCGCAGTGCATCGAGTAGTGCGAGCATCTGCGCATGGTTCTTGATGATGCGTTCGACACGCAGCTCCTTTTCCTCGCGCAACCTGGCTTCGTAGAAGCGCACGCGCTCGGCGAACTTCTCCATCACGGCGGTTTCCGCCTTCAGCGCGGCCAGCAGGAAGTAGCTCAGCTTCTCGACCGGCAGCGCATTGAGGTTGTCGGCGGCCTGCCGGCTCTCGGTCGTCGCGGTCGGCTTCTTGAAATGCAGCTTCACGATGCGCGTCAGGATGGCCTCGCTGCCGTCAACGGGCGCATTCTGGCTGATGACGATGGTTCCTTGGAACGGCGGTTCGTAGGTTTCGTTGCCGCCGTTGCGCACACCGCGCGTGGCCAGGGTACCGCCGCCGTAGTAGTCCTTCAGTTCGTCCCACTCGAACGACTTGGCGTGTGCCTTATCGCCGCTGTCGCTGCGGTCGGCTTCCAGCAGAACGATGGGCATGCCGGAAATCTGCCCCATGGCACGGGCGCGTCCGGCCTTCGTGGACTTCGCAGGGTCGAAGCCTTCATGGTCCGCACGGGCCAGCAGCTTCCACAGGAAGTTGAGCAGCGTGGTCTTGCCTGCGCCGGCCTCGCCCGTGGCTTCCAAGAACGGGAAAGACTTGTGACTGCTGCGGATCTGATTGGCGTACAGCGAGCCAAACCAGAACGTTAGCGCCACAATGCCGTGCGTGCCGAAGCACGTCCAGAGCCAGCCGAGCCAGTCGGTGGAGTAGTTTTCGTGATCGCGTTGAATGTCCATGCGGATTGACCTCTGTGTGGTTTTGATGCGCAGCTTGTTGAACTCGAAATAGTCCTCGGCATTGGCGAGGGTTACCTCGCCGGCACGCACGGCCAGGTCGGGGAAGATGTACGCCTTGTGGTCGGGGCTGTAGCCGACGAAATCGACCGTATCGACCTTTTTGATGTTGAACAGCTGGTCTTCCATCATCCGGTCCAGCTGCTGGCCGCTGCCGCTGAACACGGCGCCCTGCGCAAGGCTGATGATTCGCTTCTTGAACTCGGTAGCGCTGGCCACCTGCGCGCCGGTGAAGGTGCCTTTCACCGACGGTGCGTCGTGGGGGAAGTCAACACGGAAGTAGTACCAGCTTTCGTCGGTAGCTTCGTGGCGTTGGAAGTAGAGGGCTTCGGGGTAGCAGTTGGCGATCTGCTGCACCGACGCACAGGCGCGCCGGATCTTGGCTTCAGTCTCTTCGCTGACCGCTCCCTCTTCGTCATCGGGGTTCTTCTCCCGCATCATCTTGTCGAAGCGCACCGCGTCGAACTCGAACCAGAACAGGCGCGAGGCGAACTCGATGTGGAACTCGGTCTTCTGCTCGCGCTGGTAGATGACCAGCCCCTTGTCCACGGCCGTGCGCGCCATCAGCACGGCGCCGTTGTGGCGTGCCAGGTCGAGGTCAGCCTGCCACTGTGCGTCGCCGTCCTCTGCCGCCTGTGCGCGCAAGAGCAGATCGTTCCAGTCGGTTTTCTTGTCGCCTACCTGCTCGATCTGCGCAGCCATGCACCGATAGCCCAGCTTCTCCGCCCGGCGCGCGTGCTTGATGGTGTAGGCGCGGGCGCCCGGCTCGTTGTCCAATCCCCACACCAGCACCGGCAGATCGCCCGGTCGCGCGGCTTTCAGTTCCTTGAGGGATTGCTCGGGATAGGCGTTGCTCGACATGGCCGCAACGGCGCAGATGCCGCGCTGCAGGAGAGCAATGGCGTCGAAGATGCCCTCCACGATCCAGACTTCGCGGGCGGTGCGCAGTTGGTCCTGAGCGGCCGCGCCCCACCAGACCCCCGCGTAACTCTCTCCCGGCGCAAAACGGGCCTTCATCTTGCCGAACCGATGGGGGCGGTCGATCAGACGTTCCCACCAGCCTCCTTTCACCAAGGGGAAGCGGACTGTGGCTGTGCCCTGGCGCTTCGCGCGGTCGTAGTAGTCCTCTTGGGTGTAGAGACCCTTCAACGGCTTGACGCTGAATCCGCGGGCGGTGGCCAGGTACGCATCGGCTGCTGCATGCGGCGCCTGCGGCGTCTGCGGGTTGGCCTTGGAGTAGTCATCGAACAGGTCGTCGTAGAGGTCGCGCACGCGCACCTCTTGGCCGCACTTGGCCTGTCGGCCGCAGCGCAGAACCCAAGGCTTTTCGTAGCTGGTGTATAGCTCCTTCTTGCCGCAGTGGGGGCACTTGCCCCCGCGCATGTACGGGGTGCCGCTGCGGTGCTTGAGGCCATAGTCGCGCTGTACGCGCGACAGTACCTGTTGGCGGATTTCTTCTTGCATGGCGGCTCAGCCTTCGTTCGCCGCGAGAGCGGCGGTGCGGTGGTGTTGCATGGTTCTCTCCTGACCAACCCCGGCGGCGTTGGCGCGCTGCCGGGATCGGGGGTGGGGTTACTCGACAGCGGGGCGGGACCGGCCGAGGATCGCGGCGAGGTCTTCGGCCATGTATTGCGCGACGGCTGAGGTGTGATCGGCCTCGATTTCCAGCATTTTCGCGGCCTCGCTGGGCAGCTTGGCCAGCAGTTCGGCCGCTGCGGCGATACGGCATAGGCGCAGGTAGTCGGCAAGGCTGATGACCTGGTCGCCGCGATCCACCGGACCGGGCAACCCAGGCGTATGCCCGTTGTTGCGGGCCATCAGTTCACCCCGCCGGAGTAGCTCTCGCCTGTGCGCAGCCACTGGAAGAAGCGCTCGGCCTCACCCTTGGCGAGCAGGTAGACGACGGTTCCGATCTGGATTCCCCCGCTAGCGGTTCGCATCACGTTCCGTGAGTGATGCGCGGTGAAGGTCGCTGCGGTGTCCGACTCGATATGTACCAAGGCAAGAAACAGAATCTTGTGCTGGTCGAAGGAAGCGCGCAGGCCGAAGCCGGGGATCTGCGTTTCCAGCACGATGACAGGTCGCAGAGCCGGTTCAGGAAGGGCCACGTTGGAAGGGGGCGCCATCAGTGCACCGCCTTGTAGTCGGTGCTGGGTGCGCTGCCGTTGGCATCACACGTGGCGTAGTAGGCGGCAAGCACGTCACCCAGGGTGATTGCGAGCGGGCACACGCCGACGGCGAGCAGGCGGGCGATGAATGCCTGATACGCATCGTGGGGCCATTCGAGGGTGTCGGCGATCAGGCCGAAGGCGAGCGAAAGCTGACGCGCGGCAGGTTGACCGGGCGTGGAAGGGGCACCGTGAGGCACGGAGACGTCTCCTGTTGACGAGATTGAAAACCTCGGCGAGACGTTTCTACGCGACGCACCGAGGGTGTCGGGAGGGTAGAAACCGGTCAACAGTCCGGCGGGCAGTTTTCCCCTTGCGGGTGTTGTATGGCTGCCGCCCTCCCGACGCAGGAAAGCGTCGGTGCGCTCGAAAAGCAGGCGCAAAAAAACCGCGATGCTGACGGGCGCGGATACCGCTGTTGACTCGGAGTTTCTACGCTCCTTGCGGCAAATCCTGCTCCCCGTCCTTGGGGAAGTCAAGTAAAACTGTGTAGAAGTGTGCAGATTGGTTGCAGCTGCGGACAGGTTCATGCTGACACCTGTGCAGCGGTGTGCGAAGGCAGCACCTCATAGGCGCCGCCACGTGCAATGTGGGCCTTGACCAGTGCGCCAAGCTCGGCTGCGTCGCGCTGTTTCTGCGCATAGGGCACGTACTCGATACGCACCGGAGCAGTGACGAAACTCGTCTCCATTGCCGAGGACCAGCCGTCAAATTGTGTCTTGTGGCGCATCACAGGCGCAGCACTCCCTAGCTGGCGCCAGATGGCGCCAGGTCAGTTGGTGGTGGAAGGGGAAAGATGGATCAGACCGAGGGCTGTTCGCCGTCAGGGGGACAGGACTCGATTGCGTCGATCCAGTCGGTTTGCAGTTCGCCCTGGTCTTGCTTCCAACGCGTCTGCAGCATCGTCCGCTGGTATCCGGGTGTCGGCGGCAGTTCGCAGGGCGGAGCGGTGGGGAGGCCGCTGGGGCTGGCCACGTTGGTCAGTTCGGAACTGCCGGTGTACGTAGCCCCACACATGGGGTTCGGGCAGACATAGGCGTCAGTGCGCAGGAACGGGTGTTGCAACGCACTGGTGCGCTTTACCAGCCGGGCATTGCAGGCAGGGCAGCAGAACACAGCGCGCTGTCCAACTGTGGCACTCATGCCTTACCCCGCGCCTTCGCCGCAACCTTCGACTTAACCGGGGCTTTGCCGGCAGTCTTCTTGACCGTGCGAATACGGGTGGAAACGGGTGAATCTGTGTGAGAATCACTCGCGGCCTTCATGCCGAGCGCGACGGCGGCATCGTGGGTCTTTCCGATCCGGCACTTGCTGGTGCTGCGCAGAGCATTGTTGACGGCGTGCCGGTCCAGTCCATGCAACTCCGCAAACGCGGGAACGGACAGGCCGTTGTCGATGAGCCACTGCCGGGCTTGTTCGGCAGTGCGCAGCGCAGTGGTACGTCGTTGGGCTTTCATTCCGTTTCCCCTGTGTATTTCTAGGTGAAATGGTGGTGAAGTTAACTGCACCTGTCAAGGGGGAAATCGCGTGTCTGTAGGTAATCGCCTGAAAGAAGAACGGAAGCGTCTGGGCATGACCCAGGAGGCCATGGGACTGGCCTGCGGTGTTGCCAAGCGCACGCAGATCCTGTTCGAGCAAGATGCACACCTGCCCGGTGGCGCGTACTTCGTCGCTGCCGACGAACTCGGTATGGATGTGGTCTATGTGCTGGTCGGCCGTCGTGATCGGCTGTCCGAATCCGATGCGGATTTGCTCGATGCCTGGCGCAATGCGTCGGTTTCTGCACGCGCGGCCGCGCTAGCCGCGCTTGGCGGCGCAGTACCGGCGGCAACAGCTGCACCGCGTACCACGTTCGAGAACACAAGCATCGGCCAGCAGATCAGCGGCGATGTGGATCTGCGCGGGCAGAAGGTTGTTGTCAAGGCGCCTAAAGCATCAAAGAAACCCAGCCGATAACGCTCACGCCATGCTCTATTCAGGCCGTTAACCACACCGCAAGATGCGCCCGCTGGGGGCGCGCAATACGGTGTAACGGACTATGAGTTGCGGTGAGAATGTGAAGTGTGGTGTGGCAACGTGCGTGTGCAGCGGTCATACCGTGTTTGATGGGGCCGTGATCGGCCAGGTGTTTACGGGTGACGTGCAGATGCAGTGCCCCCACGGGGAGCATCACCGCTTCGCGCAGACCGAAACAGCAACGCCGACCACGGAAACGGGGCGCCCTTTGTCCACTGCATTACTGGCCTTGTCGATTTGGGAAGTGTCCTTGGCCCTGCCGATTGTCGATGTTGCAGCGGGTTCATCGCTGCCCAAGGCCGTGCTGTTCCTCGCCGCTGGTGTCGCGGTGCGCTACTTGAAGGCCAGCGTTGTCCGCTGGGTCATTGAGCGTCTGCTGAAGGCGCGCGCTCGCCGTGGCGAACCAGCAACCAAGCAATGAGCGTTTCGCAGGTAAAGAGAGCGATTTCTCAATGGGTGAGTGGCAAACGGTTGAGGGCGATTTTTGTGTTAAAAGTGCTCGGGAATGAGCTGGCACACGCTCGATCAAAGAATGGAGGAGAGCCATGGGAATTGAACAGGAACTCGATGGAGCGATCTCGGCTACCGAGATGCTGGTTGATCACATCGAAAAAAACTACGGCAACAATATCGATTGTTCGCTTGCTCACGACGCGGTTGAACGAGCGCGCAAGGTGCTTGGCGTGAGCGATGAACCTACCATGCAGCACGCTTGGGTTGAGGTGACGGTCGCTCAAGCATCGCTTTCTGCACATGAGTATGCATGGTGTAAATCGAAAGGCAGAGTGGCTGGAATCCAGCCGGGCCAGTTGAAAGTGAAAATGAATAACGCTCTCGCGTCGACGCAGAATGCCCTTCGCCAGATTCTTGCCAAATCGGCGCTGTTGGATGCAGTACTTGGATTTGAGATCGGTGCCGACGCCGTGATTGCGCTCTTGGAGACGACGGGCGAAGACGCCGGCAAGGTATTTGACAGTGCCGCAGCGTGGATCTACGAGATTCAGGACAAAACGATTTCGGCTGCTCACGCCAAAGCTGATGCCGAGGCTAGCGCGAGCGCTAGCAACAGCAGCAACGGCAACAACATCAGTACTCGCAAGCTTAAAGGCACGATCTGACGTCAGCGCGTTGGTTCCGCAGTCCCGGAGTTGCAACGCATCATCCCCCCCTCTCCAACTCCAGCGTCGTGGTGAAGCCTCCACTACCGTCGACGCTGTGGGTTGCCTTGGCCACCAGCCAGTCGGTGCCGTCAATCTCAGGTTTGAAGCCACTGACGTTAACCGTCTGCTCCGGATAGATATCGGCGCGTCCAACGGCGAGCCGGTAGCTCAGCTGCGCGGTGCCACGGTCCAGCCGTTTGAACTCGGCCTCGGCGTGCTGCCGGGCTTCGTCTGCGGTGGCATAGGTCGCCTGCAGCTTCTTCTCGTTGTCGGACGTGCCCACCAGCACGCCCGTGCGGCGCGCTGCCTTGCGGTCACCCCAGTAGGCACGAACGCCGGTGAACTTCTCACGGTCGGCGACGCTGTAGCGGTGCTGGTCACCCGATGCCCGCGTGATCTGCACGCCAGGCAGCGGCTGCCCGCTGGCTGTGGTGCCTGCGCCGATGGGCGCGAAGATCAATGTGCCAGCCTTCACCGTGGCCACGGCGTCGAAGCGTTTGCCCAGGCGCGTGAGCAGGTTGATATCGCTTTCGTTGGCTTGGTCGAGGTGGGCAATGGCAACGCCGGCCAGATCCGCGGCCACCGATGCGCGCAGCGAATGCTCGCCGGCGATAGCGCCGAGAATGTCGCCCAGGGTGGTGTCGTGCCAGCTGCGTTCGCGGCGCCGGCGAACCGCTCCGGTCAGATCCGCCGAGCGCGCCCGAATCGTGACGATGTCGGGCGAGCCGCTGTGTTCTACGTCATCGACCTTGAAGGTGCCCTTGTCGAACAGACCGCTACCCTCATAGCCGATGGCCACCTGCAGGGTGACGCCCCGGCGCGGCAGGGCCAGCCTGCCGTCATGGTCGTGCACGCGCAGATCCACCTGGTCGGCTTCGTCGCCACGGCTTTCGGTCAGCGACAGATCCAGCAGACGCGGGGCCAGCCGTTCGGTCAGATCCACGCCGTCGAGGACAACCCGCCACGCGGGGATCGGGTACGGGCTGGCCCTCATGCGATGGCCTCGCTTGTGCCGTCGTCGTCGCGTTCCAGCTGCATCTGGAAGTCGATCAGGCGTGGCGTGCCGTCGCTGAACAGCTCGCGTCGCGTCTCGCTGAGGCTGGTCAGCAGGTAGGCACCGTAGACACGGCCCGTGCCCTCCACCAGCGCCTGCGGTTTGCCTTGGTCGGCCAGCTCGCGCAGCTTGTCCAGCACCTGCAGGTCGGTGGCCAGCTCGCCGGTGATGGTGCCCTGCAGGCTGATGGTGTCATCGCCCGGCCCGACGTACTGCCGGGCTGCGCGGGCGCCCACGCGGTCGCTGCTGGCGTGGCGCCAGGTCATCTGGCGCTGCAGCTCGCCGTAGGCGGCGGTGGAGAGAGAGAACACGAACGTGCCCCAGGTCATCATCATGGCGGTGGTCCTTTAGTCGCTGAGCCGGGCACCGCGTCGGGTGGCCTTGTCGCGCTCGATCTGTTCAATGGCCTGCCGCACCAGATCCGCGATTTCGCGGGAGTCGGCGCCGGACGGCGGTTGGATGTTGATGGTGTAGCTGGAAGCGCCTGTGCTGCCCGCTGCGGGCTGCGCAGCTGCCGGTGCAACTACCGGGGCAGCTGCAGCCATGACGGGCAGCGCAGCGGCGCCCAGCGCGAAACCGGCCGATGCCTGACGCAACCTGTCGCGGCTGGCCGTGGCACGTGCGGTATCGGCGTTGTTCCCCAGCTTTGCGATGCGCTGCTCGCGCAGTTGGTCCAGTCGGGTCGGACCTGCTGCGTTGTCGGCTGCAGGGCCCTGCATGCGCTGGGCCATGCCGGCGCTGACCTGCGTCACGCGCTCTCCCATGCCGGCACCGGCCTGCGTGATGCGGTCGCCAACGCTGGTCACCTGCTGCAGCGGTTCGCCCTGGCTTCGGTCGATGCCGCCGGCAAGGCCCTGCATGGTGAAGTCGCCGAACTGCGCGAACACACGCGACGGGCTGTGGATGCCCAGCAGACCCTTGAAGCGATCCATCACGCCCGAGGCGATGTTGGCCACCGCATCCATCGCTGCGCTGCCGCTGGATGTGATGCCGTTGACCAGCCCCTGCACCATGTCGATGCCGGCCTGCATCATCCTCGCGGGCCAGCCGAGCAGGATCTGATTGGCGCCGTCCCACATGGCGGTCAGGCCCGACCGGATCTTGTCCCCGTTGAGGGTGAACAGGCCGACGATCAGCTGCCACGCGCCCTGCAGGTACGTCCATGCCCCGCCGACCGCGTTCTGGATGATCGGCAGCATGAAGGTGAACGCCTTTACCAGCCAGCCCACAGCGGCGACGGCCATGCGTAGGTTGACGGTCAACACCTGGCCCAGCACCTGGCCGAAGCCACGGCCGGCCGTGGTGGCGCCCTGCAGCTGCTCGCTGGTGGCCTTGAAGGGGGTGAACAGCTTCTGCACCCACGCCCAGGCTTTGCCCATGGCATCGGACACCTGCGCCCACACCGGCCCCAGCGGTTCCAGCGCGGTCATCAGCTCGGCCATGATCGGGTTGACCACGTCCACCACGCCCTGCCACACGCCGATCATGAACGCCTTGATCGGCTCCCAGTATTTCCACACCAGCGCGGCAACCACGGCCACGGCGGCACCGATGGCCAGCACCGGCAGGCTGATGCCGCCGAGCATCGGCAGGAGCATGCGGCCGACGTTGAGCAGCATGGGGAAGGCCCGGCCACCCAGCGACAGCACCTGGCCAACCAGCCGGCCGATGCCACCGCCGCCACTGAGCAGCATCACGCCCTTGTGGATCTGCGTCAGCGCCATGGCACCCACGCCACCGGCAACCAGCAAACCGCCGAGCGCAGTGGCCAGGGCGGTACCGCCGATGGCCAGCTTGGCGATAGTGGCCACCAGCTGCGGGTTCTTCGTCACCCACTCGGCCATCCGGTCGGCGACCTTGGCCACGCGCGCGGCCAGTTCCTTGACCGTCGGCAGCAGGGTCTTGCCCAAGCGCTGGGAAAGCACGGTGGCGCTGTTTTTGAGCAGGATCAAACCGTTCTCTGCAGTACCCACACGCGCGGCATATTCGGCGTTCATCGAGCCGCCGTACTTCTGCGCGTCGGTGACCTTGCCGAAATTCTCTTTCAACAGATCGAGGTTGGTCAGCAGCGGTGCGATCGCACCGATCGACTCGCGGCCGAACAGCTGCGTCATCGTCGCCGCCTGCTCGGCCTTGGGCAGCTGCTTGAGTTTCTCCAGCACCTGCAGGATCGCGCCGCCGGCGTCGTCCTGCATCGCCTTGGCCATATCGCCGGCCTTCAGCCCCAGCTTCTCGAACGAGGCGATCTGCCGGGAGGTGGCCGCGTCGCCCGAAGACAGCGTGAGCAGCATGTTCTTGATGCCGGTCGCCGACACTTCCGACTCGATACCCATGCCGGCGACGGTGGCGCCCAGCGCTGCCAGCGGGCCGCTGCCTAGGCCGGCTACCTCGCCCAGTGCACCGATGCGGTTCACCACCTCGCTGATTTTCTGGACGCTGGCCGGGCCGGTGTTGCCCAGGTAGTTGATCTTGTCGGCCAGCACGACAACGTCGTCCTGACCCATGCGGAATGCGGTACGCCAGGTGGCCATCGTCTGGCCGGCGTCTTCGGCGGTGGTGTCGAAGGCTACGCCCATCTTCGCCGCGTCTTCGGCGAAGCGGGTCAGTTCGTTGCTGGCGATGCCAGCCTGACCGGCGGCGGCGACGATCTTGGCGATGTCGGTAGGCACCATGGGCAGTCGCCGCGACAGTTCCTCAATGTCGCGGCCCATCTTCTCGAAGCCGTCCGGCGTGTCGAAGTCCACCACCTTTTTCACGTCGGCCATGGCCGACTCGAAGCTCATGGCCTGCGTGATGGGCAGCGTCTGCGCACGCAGCGCGCCGAACGCAGCCAGCGCCACGCCGGTGCCGTGTGCAGCCGCGTTCATGCCGGCGCTGTGGATCTTGCGGCTACGGGCCTGCGCGGCATCGAGCGCGGCCAGGCGCGTGCGCTGAGCCTCCATCTGCGCCGAGGCGGCGGCAATGTCGCCGCGCAGCTTGCGCTCATGCGTGCCGAGTTGCCGCGTGCTGATGCCCGCGCGGTCCAGACCGCTGCGCAGGCGCTGCAGCTCCACCGACTGCTGCTGGTGCTGGCCCTTGAGTTGGGCGGCGGCGGCGCGAGCCTGAGTGAACTCGCGGCTCAGCCTGCGAGTGGGGGTGCCCGCCTCCTTGATCTGGCGGGCCAGAGCGGCAACGCGTAGCTGCGCGGCCAGATGGCTCTGTTCGGTGGCGCGCACCGCCTGCTGCTGCTGGCGGTAGGCCGCAACGTCGCGCTGGGCGGCATTGAGGCGGCGAAGGTTGGTCTGTTGTTCCTGCAGGGCAGTGGACAGGCCCTTGCTGCCGGCCATGACCTTCTTGAACGGGGCGCTGGCGCGGTCGAGCGCTTCCAATACCACCTGCAGGCGAAGGTTGCCGCCGCTCATGCGACGACAACCGATGCGCGTGTTACGGCGTCGTGGTGTCCGTAGGATCGGCTACCAGCGCGGCCAGGAAGCGGCATCCAGCGCTGAACGCCCACACCAGGAGCCCAAGTACGGCGGCCAGCAGGAACAGCGCAAAGACGATGGCGATAAGGGTGTCCATGGGCGGACTGTATCACTGCTGGGCTCCACTTCGTTCATAGGCGCGCTGGCGCCACTGGATCAATTCAGATAGGGAAAGGGCCGACAGCTCGGTGAGGGTGAAGGAGAAGATCACCGCGATATCGGCCATCAGATCCTCTACGCAGGCAGGGATTCCTTCGACGCCTTCGGCTCGAAAAAACCACCGACGACGCGAGAAACCTCGACCAAGTCGGCCGGTTCGAGCTTGGCCGCGTCGTGCTGCGTCAGCAGCGGCTGGCTGATACGCGGCAGCAGCGTGACCAGCGCGGTCACGTCCATCTGCGCCAGTTCGTGAAGCTTGAGGCCGCGCAGTTCACCGGCATTCGGCTTGCGCAGGCGAACCGAGCGGATCACCTGCTCACCGCGCTGGATCGGGGTTTCGAGAACGATCACGTTCGGGTCGGCGGCTTCGTCGGTGGTGGCGATGGTGGATTCAGTGTTCATGGTGCGTCTCTCACAGGGTTGGCCCGGCCGTCGAAGCGGCCGGGCAAGGGGGAAAGGGATCAGCCGCCGATGGCGCGGCGCAGGGCGGACTGGCGGTCAACACCGTTGACCACGAAGATCATGCCGACCATGTCGATCTCGATCTCGGTGCGGCCGTTGATGGTCAGCTTGTAGTAGCTGGCCGAGGTCTTGACGCTGAACTCGGTGTCGTCGCCGACCTTGCCGGTGCCCGAATCGATCTCGGAGTGACGGCCGCGGATGACGATCTCGACCGCATCCACCTCGCCGGTGTCTTCGCGCTGGTAGGCGCCGGCAAAGCGCAGCTGCACAGCGTTGTGCGAGACAGCGCCGTACTGACGCAGCACGTCGAGCATCAGCCCACCGCACTTCCACTCGGCCTCGATCTTCTCCTGGCCCAGGTCGACGTCGACGGGGCCAACCATGCCGCCGGCGCGGTACTCCTCCATCTTGCGGGTCAGCGTGGGGAGCTTGAACTCGGTGACAAGGCCGATGTAGCTCAGGCCGTCGTTGAACAGGTTGAGGTTTTTCAGCTTGCTGGGCAGAGCCATGGCATTGGTTCCTTATGCGGCCTTAGCCGCTGATGCGGGCCGGGAAATCGGCGAAGTAGCGGTCGGTGATGCGCTGATTCAGCTGCAGGTTCTCCAGCGGCGGCACCGGGGTGTAGTCGAAGTCGATCACCAGCTGGCCGCTGGCCAGCGACTGCGAGGCGTTGGCGCCTTCGTCGTACCAGGCGTTGGCGCCGATCAGGTAGCCGGCATAGACCAGCTCGCGGAACTTGGCGTTGATGCTCTCCAGCAGATCGCGGATCAGCGACGGGTGCAGCGGCTTGTCGATGTAGACCTGCATGGCCTCGGCGATGGTGTCGGCCAGGATCTGCGCGGTGCGGGTGGCCGTCTCGAACTGGAACAACGGGTCATCGCTGCAGGTGCGCGAACCCCAGAACTTGTAGCCGTTGGAGTTGATGAGGGTGGTCACATCGCCGGCGTTGAGCAGGCCGGCGTCGGTATTGGGGTCCTGCAGATCCCAATGCACGTCGCGGCTGATACCGGTCACGCCCGCCACCGGCACGTTGGAGATGGACTTGTGCCAGCCCTGTTGCTGGTCGGTCATGGCGCGCACGCCCAGCGCACGGGCGACGGCGTAGGCCATGCCGGTGGATGCGGTGGCGGTGTTGAAGGCCATGAAGTCGGGATAGATCAGCATCACCTCGCGGTCGGCGAACTGCTCGCGGTAGGCGATGGCCTCCGACACGCTGGCGCTTGCGGCGCAGCTGGCGTAGACCATGCCGCGCAGCTTCTTGGCGACGATGGCCAGCGCTGCAGTAACCGGCTGGGTGTCCAACCCCGGCGCGCCCAGGATGCGCGGGCGCACGCCAAGCTGGGCCTGGGCCACCAGCAGCGCATGCAGGCCGGTGTAGCGGCCACCCTCCGCGGCACCGATGACCTTGGCCGTGGTGTCGGTGTCATTGCCGGCATTGGCAACACGCACGACCACCACAATCGGGTTGCCTTGGTCGGCGATGCCCTGCAGCGTGCCGCGCAGCGTGCCGGTCTTGCCTGCCTTGCCGACAGCGCTCAGCACGTCGGTAATCAGGACCGGGCGGTCCAGCGGGAAGGCGTCCTTGTCCGCATCCTCGCCGGTGCAGACAACGCCGATCACGGCGGTGGAGACGGTGCGGATCGGGCGCGTGCCGCCGTTGATTTCAATGACGCGTACGCCGTGATGGTAGCCGTTGGCGGCCATGGGCTTCTCCTTCGGTTAGGGGGTGTGGAAGCGGAGTGGTACGGAAAGGCGGGTGTTGCGCGATGCGCCGCTCGGGGTGGCCAGCTGGCCCTGCAGATCGAGGACGAACGAGCCGGCCACGTCGCCGTGAGCCAGGTCGATACGGATCAGGCTGATGCGCGGCTCCCAACGCATCAGCGCGGTGGCCGTGGCGCCGAACAGCCGCAAGCGGGTTTCGTCGTTGAACGGTTGGTCGATCAGCTCCGGCAGAAGCGAGCCGTACTCACGGCGCTGCACGCGCGAGCCAATGGGGGTGGTCAGAACGTCGGCGATGGACTGGCGCAGGTGTGCCAGGTCATCGCTGAACGCGCCGCTGCGGGCGTCCATACCGATCATGCAGGCGCCCCGGTGGTGCCACCGGCCGGCTGCACGCCGGGGTGCTTGTGCTTGGTCAGGCTGATGCCGGCGGCGGTTACGTCGTCGGACACCTCCGCCTTGCCGGTGATCGTCACCCTGCCTTCGATGCTGGTGGCGCCCTTGATCGTCACCGGGCCGGTGATCGTGGTTCCGCCGTCGGCGGTGATGGCCACGGTTCCGCCAGCGGGCAGAACAGCCGACAGGGCGTGCGCATCGTGGTCGTAGCTGACCACAGCGCCATCCTTGAACTGGATCAGGGTCAGGCTCGGGCTGTTTGACGGCGCCGGGTACTGCTCGCAGTACAGGCCGCGCAGCACGATGGCGTTTGCCAGGTCGCCGTCACAGCACAGCAGCGCTACCTGTTCGCCGCTGCTTGGTGGTGCCCAGGTCCGCAGCTCGCCGGCGGCGGTGCTGAACCATGGCAGGAAGTCGGTGTGCGCCTCGCCCGTCTGCACGCGGCAGAGGTGCCGGGCGTGATCGACCTCGGTCACCACACCGTCGCGCAGCAGGTTGTTGATCTGTTGGGGCAGAGCGCTATCCATGCCCCCATGTTCCCGGCGGCCCCTCGCGCGCGCACGGAGCGCGGGTGGTAGATGGGACCGCTACAACGGCGGGCGAACAGATCGCGCCGCCGTCTGACGGCGCGGCGTCAGCTTGGCTGTGCAGCGGTGGGGTGGCTGCCTGCAGTCTCCACCCAAGCGCCCGCACGGTCGTCATAGGTGATCGGGCCGCTGCGCTCCATGGGCGGAGCGTGATCGGTCACGGTGTCGGGCAGCGGTTGGCCGCGCTGCAGGGGTGGCGCGAAACTCCCGTCGGCCTTGTTCCAGATCGCCCGGCCGCTGTAGTCGGGCTGCAGCGTCCACTCGCCTCGGACGGCGTCCCATGCGTTGCAGTGCGGCGTGGTGCCGTCGAGTCGGATTGGCTCGGCCAGGGTGACACCCTTCGGGAGAGGTTCTCCGAGACTCAAGCGGTTGGGAACGGGCATCGCAGTGCCCGTATCCCACAGCATGCGGTTGCGGAAGTCGGGCACCCGCTCCCAGCGGCTCCCGTCATCAGCCAGGCGCAGCGCCTGGCACGGCCCGGCGGCCTGTGCTGGGGCCACCTCCACGGTGCCATCGGGCAGGTGCCAAACGCCGTCGGGCGACGGCTGCAGGCGCACGGGTCCCATGTACGCACGGGTGGTGGGATCGAAGGCGTGGGCAAAGCGGTTTTCGGTGGACATGCTCCGTTCCTCAGTAGGTGATGCAGTAGATCATTCGCAGACCGGCCGGCAGGTTGCGGTCGCCGCCGGTGTTGTTCACGGTGACCGCGTGGGTGTGAGCGCCCGCGTCTGCAGCCGACGCGCTGTGGCCGTGATCGCCCACCTGCGCGACGGAAATGGTGTGGGTGTGGTTGCCGGAGCCATTCATGCCGATGTTGTGGGCATGCGCACCAGCGCCGTCGGTGGTGAAGTTGTGCGCATGGTTACCGCTCGGGCTGGTATAGGGCCAGTTGTTATCACCGTCGGAGCGGGCACTGCCCGGCTTGTTAGAGCCACCATCCTGGCCCCACGGGAAAGCGGTGTCCTCACCGTATGGAACCGTGTGCTGATGATCGCCAGACCAGTTCGTGCCGCCGGTGTGCCCGTGGTGGCCCTGCGAATCGGTCCACGCGCCGTGGGCATGATCGCCAGCGGCGGCTGCACTGGCGCCATGCGAGTGCGCGCCGCCGCCCGCTACCGTGATGGTGTGGCTGTGCGTGCCGGCACTGGCCGAACTGGCGGTGTGGGCGTGGCGGATCACTTCACCAGCGGTGAACCCACCGACTGCGTCAGCGCTGTTCGTGTGCGTCACGACGGTACCGTCACCCATCGCAGGCAGATTGAAGGTGTTGCTGCCGTCGCCCGCACCGTAGAGCGTGCCAATGGCGGCGAACAGCTCCGCGTAAGTGGTTCGGGAGACGGCGGCACCATCACACAGCAAGGTGCCAGCGGGCGCGGCCTTCCCCGCGAACATGATGACCTGGCCGGGGATACGATTGGCCTTGGTGGCAGGACTGAAGTTGGAGTTGGTCCACAACTCCACCCATGGCTTCCAGCGCTCATTTACCGGCGCGGTATCGCGGCGTGAGCGCATCCAGAACCGGTTTCCACCACCGTAGTCAGCGGCCAGGGCAAGGCCACGGGAGTTGTCATAGCTGGGCAGGGACCAGGCAATGGTGTACTGCGCCGGCATCGTGGTGGAACCGAGGCTTGTCTGCCTGTTGATGCGCAGCGCATCCCACGCTTCGATCCACGAATCATCGTTGTTTGTCGGCGCCAGGTACTTGACCCGCGCCGCCACGTCCTCGGCCGAGCCTGCGCCGATCTCGCTCAGGGTCCATGCGACGTTCACGCCACCATTCACGTCCTTGGTGGTGTTGCCGATGGTCACCTTGCGGTAGGCGCCCCACGACGTAGTCACGATGTTGGCAGAGCCATCGAACGCGGTGCCATTGATCGTGCGCGGCGCAGCAAGCCTGCTTGCCGTGTCGGCGTTGCCGGTAAGCTTGCCCTTGAACTCGGCAGCATAGATCCAACTTCCCGACGGGTTGAGTGAAATCTTGTTGCTGTTTGTGGTGGACGTGAAGCGGATCTCCTTCCCGCCAGAGGTGTCGAAGAACTCTAGGGCGGTATTGCCCTCAGTGCCTGCCTGTCGGACCTGCCACGGCCGCTCGGAGTAGAACTCACACAGCACCTTCCCGTCGCCAGATCCGGTTCCGATCCGGGCGCCCGCCATCTCGGCAAAGCCGTTCTTGTAGACAGCCAGCTGCCCTGCCGGGTTCGCGGAGCCATTGGGGCGCAGATAGACATAGCCGCCTGAGTCGCCGGTCGGCCCCGCCCCTGCGGCGAGTACCACGCTGCCAGTATCGGTCCCACGCAAACTGCCACCGCCGAATCCGAGGTCGACGGTTTGATCGCTGGGCAGATAGACGCCCAGGGCGAAGGTCTGACGACGACCCCAACGGTTCTCGGTGCTTTCGACCAGGCGCCGCAGGTCGCCCATATAGGCAATCGGCTGAACGGTTGCGTAGATGATCCCCTGTGGTTCGGCAGTGACGAACGTGCCAGGGCCGTGGTACGTCGCTCCGGTTGCGTTGACGACGCGCACGGCATGACCTTGGTTGTACTCGCGCTGCTGCAGCCACAGCTCGACACCTGTGGACTTGCCCTCAGCATCGGTCATCAGCACCAAGCCGAGGCGGCTGGGGCGATCAAGTGAAGAGTCGGCGCCGATCCGCGTGTGCTGCACCATGCCATCAACAACCGCCTGTGTCAGCACGGTGGTGGTATCACTGAACGTGCGGGTAGACGCGGCGACCTGCTCCCAAGCGTAACGCGGGCTGCCGATGGCGCCATTGGTCATTTCCAGCAGCAAAATGCTGGCAGCAGGGCCGCGCCACGGCAGCGTGCCCAGCTTGATCCATCGAACCTGATTCGAGTTGCTGGGGATCGCGTCGATCGGCTGAACCTTCCCCACCTGCGGGAAGTCCGACGCGTGCATGCCGTCGAGTGTGTCGGCGTCCAGTCCTTTGCCGTGGCCCATATCTTTCAGCGCAGCGCCCTTCAATTCGAGGCTGGTGCGAATCGCCGCGGCCGTTGCCAGAGACAGCATCGTTTTGACAAGCGGAGTCGGGGCGTCGCCGCCGAAACGGTTGTTCAGCGCGGTCTTCAAGCCGCGCGGGGTCACCGCTCGAACGGCATCGGCGCCGGCAGTGGTTTCGGTTCCGTCTGCCAGTTCGACTACGCCGGCGACCGATTCAGTGGCCGGCGGGTTCAGGAACTGCGTGCTTCCGAACTTGATCTGCGCCGTGTCGATATCGGCAAGCACAACGTCGGCCGACAGCAGCAGCGTGGAGATGCTCGCCTTCTCCATGATCGCGTCAGCCTGGCCGTACGCGGCAAACAATGTGCCGTCGGCCAGGTAGAGGCCGAAGCCACGCAGCGGGTACTTGTCGGTACCGCTGTCCTGTAGCGTGACGTGGATCGTGTCAGCGGCAACGGACTCGCCGCCGAAGCTGGTCATCCGCTTGAACTCTCCGGGCAGCTGCGTCATTGCCGCAGTGGGGGTGAAGCCGGTAGAGGTCAGTCCGATCTGAGAAATCAGCACCGTGTTGGTGCCGGTGTTGGTGCCGTTGACCAGCTTGGCGCGGCCGGCGTTGGTGATCTTCATGCGCATGGGGGTCAATCTCCGGTCATCGTCAGGCGGCGGTAGACCGCCGCTTGGGCACCTGCGACGGTTCCGACTTGGCTGTCGGCCTGAATGCCTTGGGTGAAAGTGAAGTGCGAGCGCACGGGCTTGGTACGGTTCACCGCGTCCACGATCTGGTGGACGAACTCGGCCGACGACTCCTGCCCGCCGTCACCGCTGATGGTCAAGAACAGGCTGAACGTGTGCGGTTCGCCCTGCGGGGTCATCTGCCACCACTCGCGGATCTTCATCTGACCGCCAAAGCTGGCGATCAGGTCCGCGATGCTCTTGGCGGTCCCCTTGTGGCGCTGGATCTGGAACGAACTGGCGATGCGGGCGCGCTTGATGCGCTCGGGCCAATCGCTATCCCAGGTATCGACTGACACGCTCCACGCGAGGAACGGCAGGAACTCGGCCGGACAGTTCCACGGGTTCCAGAGCGTGTCGTGCACCATGGGCACGTCCGACAGCTGGGCGTCGGCGCGTTCCACCGCGCGTTCCAGCCGCGTCGAGTTGGGGGGCAGCAGGGAGGCGGTGTCAGGCATCGGTGCCGCCGTGTTCGATCACCACGCTGGTGCAGAACGGCGCTGACTGGGCATCCACCGGCATATCCGCAGTGGGCGCCATCAACTGCACGCGGTGCACGCCATCGACGTGCAGGGCCGAGTAGAGCGCCGACAGCGGCACGTCGCGGCCCAGGCGCTGTGTCTGCTGCAGGAACAGCGTCACTCGGCGACGCGCCTCGGCCAGCACCAGGGCGCTGTCAGGGCCGTTGAAGGTGACCAGCCGTGCTCGGATCTCGAACGGCTTGACGGTGGCCGGGGACACGGTCACGTAGTCGGTCAGCGGGCGCACGTTGTCGTTGAGCAGCGCAGCCTCGACGGTCTTCAACAGTTCGGCCGACGGGGTGCCGTTGCCCTGCCGCGACAGGACCGTAACCACCACCTTGCCCGGCGACGGGCTGGCCACGCTGGCGTCAAGCACGTCCGGGTGCGCCGAGAGCGTGTGGAAGATGTAGGCGCCTTCGGGACCGGCTACCGACAGGCTTTCCGGCGCCAACTGGATGCGGCGCCGGAATGCGGCGTCGTTCTCGTATTCGGCCGGGGCGTTGGTCTTCGGATCTGCCGGCTTCAACAGCTTTCGCTGCACGCCGAAGGGCACCGCGAGGTTGTCCAGATCGGCGCCCATGGAGTAGGGCAGCAACAGGCCGCGAGCGCGCTGGTTGAACTGCTCACGCAGCACCAGCTCACGGTAAGCGCTGGCCTGCAGCAGCTTCATCACTGGGTCGGATTCGACCAGGGCGGTGTAGTCGGGGCACAGGCGGCGGAACTCGGCCAGACGCTCGGCCAAAATAGCCTCGAACGTGCGCTGCTCGAAGATGTCCGGCGCCGGCAGCTTGTCGACTTCGATGGCGGTAAAGGAGGACACGAATACACCGGCTGATAGGTCCGGTCCAGATTCCCATCGCGCGCGCGCGAGGCCGTGGAATGCGGCGTGTAGCGCAGCCGCTTACGCTACAGCGTGTGCAGGTGATCGAGGACCAGTTCGCGGATCAGCTGTTCGTCGGCATTGGTGAAGCCGAGCAGCACGCGTCGCGCGTAGGTGACGCGGGGGCCACCCTTGCTCACAGTATCGGTGCGGCCCTCTTGGTGAATGCGGGCGATGCGCGAGACACGCCCGGCAAAGCCCACCGCTGCCTCGCTCGCGCTGCCGCGCACCCGCAGGTGCTTGGCCTGCCGGATCTTGCCGAACATGGCGCCGCGCTTGATGCGGCCGGCTTTGGCGCGGCGAGGTGGGGCGTTGCGTCGCGAGGCGAACGGGGAACCATCGGGATTCTGCTGGCCAGCGATGCGCTTTTGCTGCGAGCGCCGCACGGCGGTGCCGACCTTGCGGGCCAGGCGGCTACGCTCGGCAGGCTTGAGCCGCTGCAGCAGCGGCGCCACCCAAGCCTCAAGGCGCTGCAGATCCTCGCTCACTCGGTGATCGCCGGCAGGGTGCCCAGCACTTCACCGTCGGCCGTCAGCGGGCCACCAGCGAGCGTATGGCGGTGTTCCCACTCGGCGGGCGGCTCGGGCAGGTACTGCAGCTGGAACACGCCAGCGTCGTCCTGCACGACGCGCACGCGCTCGGTCAGCGGTAGCCGGATGGCCAGATCGACCACGGTATCGCTCAGAACGTCCACCTCGAAGGCCAGCTTTTCGCGGTTGTCCGGGTTGGCCAGCAGCTCGGGCTGGTGCCGCGTCAGCCACTGCAGCAGCGGCACCATGACGGCCTCGGGCGCCCCGGCGAAGTCGCGCAGGATCAGTTCGAGGGTGTAGCGGTACTGGAAGGACAGGCCAGCCGTGAAGCTGGCCACCAGCCCGCCGTCGTCCACGAACACCAGCAGGCGTTCCGGATCGGCGGCGAGCGACGGCATTGCCGCGACCAGATGCTGGCGGAGCAGTTGGGGCTTCTTCATCGCCGCGCGCACTCGGCCAGGGCGGTGTGCAGCTGGGTGACCAGCTGCTGCAGCGCGGTCACCTGCTCGGCGGCGGCGTGGTACTGGCCGTAGTTGGTTGCGGTGGTTTCGGCGACGGCAGAGAGCGTAACGCCGGCAGCGGGCGCATCAGGATCGCCGGCAGTTCCGGTGGGGGCGGCGCCTGCCGCAGCGGCGTCGTGGATGCGCACGAAGCCAACAGGCACAGCGCAAGCGGCATCAGCAGTCGGGGTGACATAGACGGGAACCTCTTTGGTGATGATGTCGCCGCGCTCGCGTACCACCTGTACGCGGTCCACGTACTCGGTCACGACCCGGGTGGTGCCCTGTGCCAGTTCCAGCCTACCGGCCAGATCCTTCTTCTCGGCGTTGGCGCTGACCAGGGCGGCGTTGGCGCGGTCCAGCGCGGCAGTTGCGCGGTTCACGCGCGCCTGCTGGCAGCTGAAGAGGCCGGCGGTGGCGGCGATCAGGGCCACGATGGCAAGGGCACGGTAGAGCATCAGCGTGCGCCCAGCGCGGCCAGGGCGCGGTTGGTGCGTGCGGTTCGGTCGGCCATCCCGTTCGGTGTGGCGCGGCTGCGGGCGTTGCCCAGGTTGACCACGCGGCTGACGCTCAGCACGTCGCGCTGGTCGGCGTAGGCGTTGAGCCGGTTGTCGTGCCAGAACGCCGCCGCTGCCATGGCGCCGGTTTCCGGCTCGATCAGCAGGCCGGGCATCTCTTCCAGCGGCTGGCCGATCAGCTGGCCGATGTGGCGATAGTTGCCACGGCCGGTGTGCATCATCGGGCCACGCCCGCGATAGGCGTAGCCGTCGCCGCTGGCCTCATTGCCGTTGCCGTTGCGGCCGGCATAGACGCGGTTGCCCAGCTTCGCCGGCTGGTGGACGAACGCAGCCGCCTCCGGGCCGTCGACGTACTTGCCGAACACTTCGAGCAGGCGCTCGCGGCTGTAGCTGAGCGATTCCTCCACCCGCGACAGGCTCAGGCTTTCGTGGCCGGCCTGTGCGAGGAAGTACGCGGCGCGCACCGGGGTGTTGATCCCGAAGTGCTTCATGGCCGCATTGAACGGCGCCACCCAGCGCTGAGCGCGGGGGAGAGGGCATTGCATGATCTGCGCCAGTTGTGGGGCGGTCAGCACGTCAGTTGCTCCCGAACAGGTGCGCGACATTGCCGCGCGATCGATAGGTGGCCACCAGTAGGACCAGCAGTAGCAGCAGCTGCCAGACGGTGACGTGGGCACGGGCGCCCTGCAGCATGATCTGCAGCGCCAGGCCGCCGGTGGCGGCGATCAGCAGCCATGCGCACCAGGCGATGGCGGGGCGGTGGTTGGCGCCAGGGGCCGGCCGGTAGGTCAGCAGGCGGATGCAGATGGCCAGGCTGCACAGCAGCGTGGCGGTGGCCAGGAACTCAGCCATCGGAGCCTCCACGCGGCAGGCGGGTCACATCAGCCGTGCGGCTGCGCTCGATCAGGCTCAGGGTCAGGGTGACGATGACCGCTGCGCAGATAAACGCGGCAAGGCCGGTGGACACCACGCCAAAGCGCTGCATCACCTCGGTACCGCCCAGGTAGCCGGCCACGACGCTGATGGCCAGATACACCAGGCGCTTCCAGATCGGCAGGTTCTTGGCCGACACAACGAACAGGGTGGCGCCGGCGAAGGCGCCCAGGAAGGCATCAGTTTGGATCCCCGGCAGGATCGACGCGAGGCCGACCCCCGTTGCCAGTGCTGCCATGCTGCCGGTAGAGGTTGGTTCGGTCATCTTCAATCCCATAGCTGAACAAGGGGGCGCATAGCGGCGCCGGTGGACGGTGCGGGTACGTCGGGTAGCTCCACGACAGTGCCGATGGGCAGGACTGGCCCATGCAGGCTGATGCCGTAGTTCAGTGCGTGCGCCTTCTCGACCATGCCGGCGGTGGTGCCCAGGTGCCGGTGGCATAGCGCATCAAGCGTGTCGCCCTGCATCGAGACGACGCGCATCAGATCAGTTCCACGGTGACGCGCGGCAAGCCCTGCAGGTCACAAATGGCGTTGCGCAGATCGCGGCGGATCTCATCAATGGTCGGGGTCAATTCCTCCGCACGCTGGTTGCCCTGTGCGGTGGCGTCGTAGGAGCGGTAACGTTCGTGCAGTTCGACGGCGGTGGCGCAACCGACCGCGCGCAGGAACAGATGCACCAGCCGGGTGCTGCCGTCGATCATCTGCGCTGGCACGTCGGCCAAGGTGGCGTAGCCGGCGGCTACCTTGCCTGCCTGCCACGCCTCCAGTTCCCGCGTTACGTCCATGACGGCCGACACCACGGTGCTGCGCATACGCGGTGCCGGTATGTCGCCGGGGACGCGGATCGCCTCACGCAGCGCAACCACGTCGATCTCCGGCCAGAACGTGCCGGCGGTGACGTTGGGTTGCTTGGCGGCGGGTGATGCGTTGGCAACAAAGCTGCTCATGGTGGCCTCGTAGGTCGCCGGTGGTCGGGGCGTCACACCAAGGGAGAGAGGTCTTGGTGATCGGCCCCGAGCCGGCGGGGTTGCGGGGTACGCTCGGTGTGAGGTCAGCCGTTGGACTGGCTTGCCTCGAACTTCTTCATCAGGCGCTCGGCGCGCTTGAGGTCTTCCTTGCCGCCGCAGCTGTCATGCAGTCGGATGGCTTCGCGCAGATCCTCGACCGCCTGACCAACGTCCTCTGCGTTCGGCGGTGTCTCTTCGCTGCCGGGGGGCAGCAAGCAGCGAGCGCGGGCAAGCAGCAGCCGGGCGCGGACCTGATCGGGCATGTCGTGGCCTTTGGTCACCTCGACAGCCCGATTCAGCACGCCCAGGTCGAACGCCGCGCCTGTCTTCAATGCGTTGAGCGCGGCGATGCCGATTTCTTCGGCAACGACACAGCCGGCGGTGCGCTCGAATCGGTCGGGCATCGTCAGGCCATGCGCCAGCACGTAGGCGGCGATGTCCAGCGCTGGCTCGTACAAGCCTGCGTCGATGTTCCACAGCATCAGCGTGGACACCACGTCATCCTGGCCACCCGCATCGGCAGCGAGGACGCCCTCGATGTAGGCGTCATAGGTCGGCAACAGCGCGGCCTTGAATTGGCCCTTAGCCTTGCCCGACTGAATCTGCTTCAGTCGAGCGCGGTCGGTGGCCAGCTGCAGCAGGGTCTGCTGATAGATCGGCGTGCCCTCCATCAGGTTGCCGCCCGCTGCGCGCTTGGCCGCTTCCTCGGCTTCAACGCGCTGCAGGTGACGCTTTGCGGGACTGTCGGCCATGGCCTCAGCCCCCGACCTGCGGAGCTTCATCCTGCTCAACGACCTTGATGTTCTCGACCACGGCGCCACGGCCATAGTCTTCGACCACGTAGCAGTCGTTGGACGACTCGAAGTTCGCAATGCGGTTCTTCTCCGGCTCTTCCTTGATGTAGCGGCGACGGCCGTCGATCTGCCAATACAGGGAGAGGTTGTCCAGGGAGGTGACCAGCAAAGCATCGGCCGGCATGAAGGGAACAACGACCGGCTGCAGGCCACCGATGCGCTTGGTGCCCAGCACCAGATCCGCGGCCAGCTGCTCGGTGGGCTTGTTGTCCTGATTGATGATCGGGAAATACTTGTCATGCACCAGGTTGCGGCCGAGCACGACGACCAACGCCGGATCTTGCTGATGCCACGGGTCGATCAGGTTGGACACCAGGTCCATGACCAGCGCGTCGAGGTTGGCGTAATCACGCGTTGCCTTGTCGCCGCCGATCAGGACATTGCCGCCAGCCTTGCCCTTGTTCATCACGCGCTTGGCGGCGTGCTCACGGTACTTCTGCAGCCAGCCCTTGTTCACATCCTGCAAGAGCGGATTGGTGGCGCGGCTGGTGGTAGCGGCAGCGCTGGTACCGTTGAATCCTACCATGATGCGGTCCAGTGCCTGGCGCTGGATGATCGCGTCGCGCAGCAGCGTCTGGAAGTTCTTCTGACGCGCCCATGCGTCGAGGCGGGCGTAAGGGATGGCGGTGTCGTAGTTGGTCTGGACGCACTCGTAGCCGGTCTTGTCGAGTGCCGTCACATCCGCAGGTTCGCGCTTGCCGTCGCCACTGGTGTCGGTGCGGCCGGCAATGGTGCCGCTCACACCAACGCCGATCTTCTCGCCCTTGAGGTCGATCACGCCGGGCATGTTGATGGCGGACAGGAATGCGCTGCTCTCCTGAATGCGCTGCTCGATGGTCTGCTGCACGCTCGGCTCGACCGAGAACGACAGGGCGGCAGATTCGATGTTGTTCAGTTCCGCCACGCGGCGGGTGAACTGGTTGAACTGTGTACGGGTTTCGGTACGCATTGCGTTGCTCCGTGAGTAGGGGGCCGGTGGGGATCAGCAGTCGGTGGCGTCGCCGACGTTGCCGCCGCTGCCGGAGATCGGCGGCCGCTGGCTGAACGTCTGCGGGGTGTCATCGAGCGTCTTGCGCACACTGGCCACCTGCGCGGTGAGGTTCTGGACCTTGGTGGCCAGGGCGCGGTTCTCCTCGGCCAGCTGCTCGATGCGGTCTTCCTGTGCGGTGAAGGTGGCCAGAAGTTGTTCGGCGAACTTGGAGGCATCGGCCGCAGGATCATCCTTCGGTGCGGGTTCCGGTGCCGGCTTCGGCAGCAGGCCGATGCCCGAAAGCAGCAGTTGCATCTTGCTGACGCGCGGCGCCGGCTGCTCGACCTCATCGAAGGTGATTTCCGTCTCTTCCAGTTCGGTGAACAGGTTCTCCGGCGCCTGCTTGCGGTGGGTGAGTGGGTTCTTGTCCGGATGCTGTGCTGCGAAGGCCAGCATTTCCGTGCCCAGGCTCGCCGGGGTGTCGGTCACCGCCAGGCCCTGCAGGTACGCCTTGCCGGTGTCGGCGAACTTCGGCGCAATCTCGATGCTGGTGTAGAGCTTCTGCTTGTCGTTGTTGACCATCGCCACCAGCGCGTCGGTCGGTTCGATCTGGGCAAACAGGGCCAGTTTCTTCACGCCGCCCACTTCGACCTCTTCGGCCTTCACGGCCAGGACGTCGCCGAACGCCTTGAACGGGCCATCCGGCATCAGGCTGCGCATGTGCTCCACCCAGATGCGGGCGCCGTACAGCTGCGGATCGTAGGACGCCGCCATATCGGTGATGTGCTGACGCTCGATCACACGGCCGTCGGTGGTTGCGCCCTCGACGGCGACGCGGAAGAACTTGGAACGCAGCTTCTTTTTGTCGGTCTTACCGGCCATTTCACCCTCTGCTGGTGTCAGTGCGCATCGGTTCTCGATGCGATGACCCATGGTCGAATGAGGGCGAAGTTGCGGCAACGCGCGGAGCGTGTAAGCGCCTGTATTACGAGGGTTTTCCGTATCGCGCGCGCGTGGCGGCGGGCAACCTGTTCACGTGACCAGCGTAGCCGAAAAACTCCACGTCGATCCACGACGCCAAGCCAAGTTCCTTTACTGGATGGGCTGGCGCGTGTGCGATATCGCCAGCCTGATTGGCGAGAAAGAGAAGACGATCCATAGCTGGAAGGCGCGCGACGAATGGGACCGCGCCGACGCCGTGGAGCGCATTGGCGGCGCACTGGAAGCACGCTTGGCGATCCTGATTCACAAGGAAGGGAAGACCGGCGGCGACTTCAAAGAGCTCGACCTGCTGCATCGCCAGCTTGAGCGTCAGGCCCGCATCCAGCGCTACCAGGGGGGCGGGAATGAGGCCGACCTGAATCCTGCGGTGGCCAACCGCAACGCGGGTCCGAAGAAGAAGGCGCGCAAGAACGAATTCAGCGAGGAAGAGATCGAGCGCCTGCAAACGGCGTTTGTGGATGGGTGTTTCGACTACCAGCGCGATTGGTACCGGGCGGGCAACGAACGCACGCGGGTGATCCTGAAATCCCGCCAGATTGGCGCCACCTACTACTTTGCGCGTGAGGCGCTGATTGATGCGCTGACCACCGGCCGCAATCAGATTTTCCTCAGCGCTTCAAAGAGTCAGGCCCATATCTTCTTGGGCTACATGCGCGGCTTTGTGCGTGAGGTGCTGGACCGTGATTTGACTGGCGATCCGATCACCCTGGCCAACGGTGCCGAGCTGTTCTTCCTCGGCACCAATGCCCGCACCGCTCAGGGCTACCACGGCAATTTCTACTTCGACGAGTTCTTCTGGACCCATGGCTTCAACCAGCTGAACAAGGTCGCCAGCGGCATGGCGATGCACACGAAGTGGCGCAAGACGTACTTCAGCACGCCGTCCACCATGGCGCATGAAGCGTTCGACTTCTGGACGGGCGAACGTTTCAACAAGGGACGTTCGGTGTCCCAGCAGATCCAGATGGATGTTAGCCACGCGCGGCTGATGGGCGGGCGCCGCTGTGAAGACGCCATGTGGCGCCAGATCGTGACTGTGCTCGATGCGGCTGGCCGGGGCTGCGACCTGTTCGACATCGAGGAACTGCGCCGCGACTACAGCGCAGAGGAATTCGCCAATCTGCTGATGTGCGAGTTCGTGGACGACAGCGCGAGCATCTTCCCGCTCACGATGCTACAGCCGTGCCAGGTCGATAGCTGGGTGGATTGGGCCGACGACTTCAAACCGCTTGCCATGCGCCCATACGGCGACCGCGCGGTGTGGATCGGGTATGACCCGGCCGAGACAGGCGATAGCGCTGGCATCGTGGTGGTGGCCCCGCCGCTGGTGCCCGGTGGCAAGTTCCGTGTGCTAGAAAGGCATCAGTTCAAGGGCATGGACTTCGCGGCACAGGCCGCTTTCATTCAGCAGATCACCCTGCGGTATTGGGTGACCTATATCGGCATCGACGCAACCGGCATGGGCACCGGCGTGGCCCAGCTGGTGCGCCAGTTCTTCCCCGGCGTGACGATCTTCAACTACTCCCCCGAGGTGAAGACGCGGCTGGTGTTGAAGGCGTTCGATGTCATCAAGAACGAGCGTCTGGAATACGACGCGGGCTGGACCGACCTCACGCAGTCGCTGCTTGCGATCCAGAAAACCATCACTCCGAGCGGGCGCCAGGTCACCTACACGGCCGGGCGTTCGCGCACCACAGGCCACGCCGATCTGGCGTGGGCACTCATGCACGCGCTGCAGAATGAACCGCTGGAAGGCGGCACCGCTGCGCGCAGCACCATGGAGATTTGCTGATGACTGACCCCGACCAGGGCACTACCGTGACCGCCCCTGCCGGCGTTGAGGCGTTCACCTTCGGCGACCCCACGCCCGTGCTGGACTCTCGCGGCATCCTCGACTACCTCGAATGCTGGCGCAACGGGCGCTATTTCGAACCGCCGGTGGATCTGCATGGGCTGTCCCGCACCACCCGCGCTAACCCCTATCTGCACAGCGGACTTACGTTCAAGCGCAACATGCTGGTGAGCACGTTCAAGCCCCACAAGCTGCTGAGCCGTGAGGCGTTCGCACAGCTGGCATTGGACTACATCACCTTCGGCATGGCCTATGTCGAGCGCCGCCGCGCTATGTCCGGCGTCAATCACTCCTTGGCGGTGCCGCTGGCCAAGTACGTGCGCCGAGGCGTGGAACCGGGCGAGTTCTTCCAGATCCGCGCCGGCAAGATCGAGCATGAGTTTGCTCGCGGCGATGTGTTCCAGCTCCGCGAGGCAGATGTTGACCAGGAAATTTATGGGCTGCCGGAATGGATGCCGGCTGTTCAGTCGGCCCTGCTGAACGAATCGGCGACGCTGTTTCGCCGGAAGTATTACAACAACGGCTCGCATGCCGGGTTCATCCTTTACCTGACCGACTCCCTGACCGAGAAGGACGATGTGGACGGCATCCGAAACGCGCTGCGCGAGTCACGCGGGCCGGGCAATTTCCGCAACCTGTTCCTGCACTCGCCGGGTGGCAGCAAGGACGGTCTGAAGCTGATTCCCGTCAGCGAGGTTGCGGCGAAGGATGAATTCACCGGCATCAAGAGCGTGACCCGAGACGACATGCTGGCCTCGCTGCGCACCCCGCCGCAGCTGCTGGGCATCGTGCCGCAGAACAGCGGTGGCTTTGGCTCGATCCGCGAGGCGGCAACCGTGTGGACTGCGATGGAACTGTCACCACTGCAGACGCGGCTGACCGCGATCAATGAATGGCTGGGCGATGAGGTGATCCGCTTCAACCCGTTCGAGCTGGGAGCGGCAGCATGATGGCCGGCCGCCAGAACCTTCGCTGCGGCACGTGTGCCCGCCTGCTGGCCAAGGCCGTAGGCGACTATGACTTGCAGATGAAATGCCCCCGTTGTGGGGATATGAACCATATGAAGGCCCAGAGCCTCTCCACGGATCGCCGAGAGCGACACCACGAAGAAGGCTCTACCCATGAAAAACGAACTGATCCACGGCGATGCCCTGACCGTCCTGCCGACCCTGCCGGCCAACAGCTTCGACGCCCTCATCACTGACCCCCCGTATGCAAGCGGCGGCGTCCACGCGTCTTCCCGGCAGCGCAGCCCCAACGAGAAGTACATGCAGAGCAGCGGGCCATATCTGCATGCTGACTTCCCCAGCGACGAACGCGACCAGCGCTCTCACCTGGCTTGGATGCAGCTGTGGTTGGCGCAATGCAACCGGGTCTTGCGCGATGGCGCGCCTGTGCTGCTGTTTACCGACTGGCGGCAGCTGCCGCTGACCACTGACGCACTGCAGTGCGCCGGCTTCACCTGGCGCGGTGTGGCGGTCTGGGACAAGACGGGGGGCGTGCGGCCTCAGCGCGGCCGATTCTCGAACCAGGCCGAGTACGTCGTATGGGGTAGCAAGGGCGGGATGCCGCTGGGTCGGGCGGCGCCAACGCTGCCGGGCGTGTTCCGCGAGGCGGTGCGTAAGTCGGACAAGCACCACCTCACCGGCAAGCCGACCGACCTCATGCGCCAGCTGGTGAGGATCTGCGAGCAGGGCGGGCGCATCCTCGATCCCTTTGCCGGCTCCGGCACCACGCTAGTAGCCGCGGATGCTGAGGGCTACAGCTGGACCGGCATAGAGATGACCGGCCACTACTTCAATGTTGCACGCTCTCGACTCCCAGGCCATCAGTCAGTCTGAGTTGGAGATAAAGAAGCCGCCCATGGGCGGCTTCTTTGCCTATAGCAGCTGCTACTTCAGGCTTACAGCTTCTTGACCAATCGATTGATGGCGATAGACGCGTCGATGCGATAGTCCTCTTTCACCTGAACTCGATGGCCGTTAATCGATTGTTTGCCAGCGGCCAGCCTTGAGAATGGCAGGCCCTTGGCGAACGCAACCACGCCCGTGGTCTGGAAGTCTCTGACTTCAGAGAAACCGTCGTCAACCTTGGCGAAGGTGAAGATTTCTGGATTTGTGACCATCAATGCTGCAACGTCCTTTTCGATGGCCTTCAGCACCGCAGCATATGCCGACGCGGCTCCCATGTACTGAGTCAGTCGGTTCTTCACAATCATGTGAACCTGAGGAAGCGCCCTGCCCGCCGCGCTCAACTTGGTAGCGAAGTTGTGGTCCGCGTAGATGGGCGAGGGCAGCTTGAGGCCGTACACCAACGAGAAGGCATTCTGAATCGCGCGTCGCGACGAGTCATCGGCCATGACGGGCAGCACGATGCGGTCGACAGCAGCGATGGCGATTTGGGTATACAGGGAGAAGCTCGGGTTGCAGTCGACGAACAGGACGTCGAAATCATCTTCGACCTGCTTAAGGAAGTCGTTCAGCCAATCAATAACCGAAATCCACGGATTCGCACCCGGAATTTGGTTGTTAGCCAAGGTGTTAACGGCATTCGACTGAAGTTCCAGCATTGGGTCGCCAGCCACCAAAGTAACGTTCGCAGGCACCCCAGGGTTGTAGTCCTTTGGCTTGGTCATGAAGTCCTGAGCCTTGAACACGGGTGGTGCATAGGGCGCCGGCAAACGTAGCTGGAAGTAGCCACCGATGCTGCAGCGCGGCACCAGCCCCTGTCGTTCCAGCAGGCGTTGACTGCCATTGTTGTTCAGGCCACCCAGGAGCAACTCAGACAAGTTGGCCTGGGGGCACATGTCGATGACAAGGATCTTCTTGTCGGGGTTGAGTTCGGCAAAGCGTACCAATGCCTGGAAACACAGGCTGGTTTTGCCCGTGCCGCCTTTGTTGTTCCAGAAAGCGTATTTCTTCTCCATCTCATTTCTCCATTCGTCCAATGTGGCCATTGTAACGTCCAAAATGGACATGTCAACGTCCGAATGGGACATTTCCTGTTCTGAAGTGTCCTCAGGCTCTTGGCGCGCACTCGTCTCCCCGCCACGCCTGCGCACTTCACAGGGTGCTTTTTCTGCACTGCCCGCAGCAAGGCTCAGCCCCGGCCCTGTATGGCGTTCTCCGGGCTTCGCTGGCACCGGCTCGCCCTGCGGTTCCCTGCGAGATAGGGGTGTCTGCGTGGCGCCCTGCGGCCTCCCTTGACCACCTTCGGGCGGAACCAATTTTTCAGGTGACCACGGGAACGAGGTAACCAGGTAACACGAGCATCCAAACTGCTTCTAAGTGACTGAAAGAACAGGAAAAAAGGTGGTTACCTTTCGAGGTGATTTGAGGTAATTTTTCGACCCCTACAAAGTAATGTCATTGATTCATAAGGGAATTTTATTCTGCCAATGTTACCTCTGAAGAAGGTAATGGGATTACTCAGAGGTTACCCTATTGTTACCTTGATAAAAGCAATATAAGTCATTGTTTTTAAAGGTTAATTGGTCGATTCTTTCGTGGTGGTTACCTTTATTACCTCTTTCCCGTGGTCACCTGAAAAATTGCACCTTATCGCGCGTAAGGGGGCCATCAGCATCCCCGCCGCCGCACACGCTCACGCCTGCCGCCCGCTCCTTTGTCGCAGCGTTTGCGACGCCCAGCCGTATCCTGCCGGCCATGACGCTGCCCCCCGACTTCTGCTGGACGACGCGCTCTGCCAGCCTCCCCGACGATGCCCCCACGGTCATCGCCTGCAGCGGCGTGTGGGTGGCCGCACTGATGCAACGGGTGAACGACGGGATCTGGATCGCCAGTCTCGACCGGCACCGGCATGGCCCCGGCGGGCCGTTCCGCTGGTGTACCAGCTACGAGCAGGGTCGCGCCGGCGCCGAGATGTGGGTGACTAGGCACGAGACCCGCCTGCGCGAGGATGTGGCCAAGATCCAGGCTTATCGAGAGGCGGTGCGGGCGAACAGGTTGGCCAAGGAGCACATCAAGCCGCCCTTCGGCTGGGACGAGTAGACGCCTTCCGGCATCCGCTCAGCCGACGGGCTGCAGCAGCTGCATGGTGTTGTTGCTCGGGGTGTTCACCGGTCGGCTGACGCGATAGGCCTCCATCGCTAGCGGCTCGCTGGCGAGCAGCATCGCCATCGCATCGTCCGGACTAGCGGCCATCCACTCATGGATCTGGCCGGCCTGCAGCCACACCGGCATGCGGTCGTGAATGTCGGCCGAGACGCCGCTGCTGTCGCCGGTGATGATAGTGAAGGTGCCCAAGCTGCCGTGAGGCAGCGGCGAGCTGGTGCTGTCCCGTCGCGTGGCTGGATCCTTAGCTAAGATGCAGATGCCAATAGCCCCGTCGCTTTACGCGATTTCGCTTCCGACAGGATCGAACCAACAACGGTGTCAAAGTCCTGGTCAAAATTCCCGATAGAAGCAGGATCTAGGCCAGGGTACTGCTTATGTAGGTAGGCGGATGGTACCCATCCCTTATGCTCAGGCTTAAGAAGGCCGGCCAGGACCTCCGACATCGGATGATGTTGCATCGCAGCTATCGCGTACTGGAAGGTCTCTGCACCAAAAATTAGATATGGCACACGTGTGCGAAGCTCGGGAGCTAGCCCGGCCTTCTGCAGCCCCTCTGTAACTAGGTCATCTAGCAGATCCGTGGCGACGGGGCTGAACAGAAGCCAGTCTTCAAGTGTCACAACCACTGAGAAAATATCGGACTGACTTGTAGCCCCTGACTCGGAGGCGCGCGTGGCGCGATCTATATTTTTATAGTTCTGCAGGACCGCTTCGGCTAGGTGCCCAATCTCTCGGCGAAGATCCTCCAGTTTCTCGGCTACACGCCCTGGAAGCGCAAGCCGCTTCGCTTTGCACTCGATGTGCGCCGTAGTCTCCCCGTCATGTACGATCCAATCCGTACCGTCATACACCGCCTTTCCAATCAACTCCTTGGCAGGTTTGTAGTGGGCGTAGCGTGGAGGGAGTGAACATAGCATGCGCCCCACGATGTACTCGACCGCGTCGCCGTAGGCTTGCGCAAAGGTGCGCTCTTTGCAGAAAACGTCGAAGAAGATACCTTCGGTAAGGCGGCTCTCCACGGCGTGGGGAAGTGGACAAATAAGCCGCTCAGGATGTTTCGCGTCAAACGCGACGAGTGGTTTGAAGTGGAGTGCGTTGAGGGTGTATTCCCAACAATCGCCTAGGCGTTGCTCGGCAATTAGCTTGTTGCGAATTTCATCAGCTGATCCAACGATCCTGGAGAAGAAAATCTCGGAAGCGGCTTGGTCTACCCCTAAGCACGAATAGTCCGTAGAGCGATTGCTGCAGGGTCTTTGATTCGAAGCACTAATCGCGGCAAACGCCATGGCAAAATAAGAGTCAACATCGATCCCGATCCCTGTCCTGAAGAACGGCGAAAGCGATTGGAACCGGTACAAAGCCAAATACCGGCCCATTCTTGTTCGGGTCATGCTACTTCTAGAAAGCTGCTGGTGCGCGATGCGATGCAGCGTAAGTAGCACGCCACCGTCCTTATCGCCGTCGAAAACCGCATCCCCGTAATAGCGGATAGCATTCATGGCGGCGGCAAGATCTCCCCATTGCCGCAAGCTACGGACGCCCCTTCTACCGGATCTGTCCGCATGCAGCATCACTTCGCGTGCCAGAAGATCGAGCTGATGGGGAAATGCGAACTGCTCCAGCCGCATGTGCACGCCGAGGCCATCGACGTGGCGATACCCATGTGGGAGTGGCTCGCCATTGCAGATCAGCCGAGAGTAGTGCCACAGATGGATAAGCGACTCCTCCAGGCCGAGTTGCTTAAGGGCGTTCTTCACTCTTCCGTAATCTGCTGA